CGATGCTGAGTTTTATAAAGCGACGCTCGCGGCTACTACACCGTCAACCAGCGCCTTTTATTGACGACGTCTCAGCAGCTCCGTCACGTGGAGTAGTAGTCTTCATGAGCAAGCGGGAGCGCGCGATCAATCAGATCCAGGACAAGCCCGGGCCGCGTAACGGAGCTGCTTCGACGTCCCGAAAAGCATAAACCCGGACGGACTGACTCGGGGGAGAAATGTTTCTTTGAAAAAGGCGAAAACTCGTGATCCTACGTAAACCTATGATCCGTAAGGATAAGCTGTGGATCAGGATCACGAGTTATCGTGCCTACCCTATATAGGCTATCTGTACGTTAATACAGTACTATACTGTATTAATACACATATAAAACTTCCCCCGCTTGGTAAAACTCGTGATCTCGTGATCCTAAACGGTCTAAGTCCATGATTTTAATTACGAAAAACATGGATCACGAGTCTAAAAACTCGTGATCCTTCGTGATCTCGTGATCCTAAACCGTTTCGCCCATAGAATGTAGCCCCATGAAGAAGCCCGTTCGTAAGACGTCGAAAGCCACCAAGCGCAAGGCAGCTCCGCGTGTGAAGTCGTCCGTTGATAAAGCGGATCAGGAGAGTGTTGACCCACGCGACAAGTTTGAAACTTTGTACGCGTACAATCAGGAGATCAGTCGCCAAGCGCTTGACGAATTGAAGGCGCGCGGTGGGCGGCGCCCGGCACTCGCTAACAAACTCTCCGTTGAAAAGAAGCTTGAATTCTTGAGCGCGATGTGTGACGACGGGTTGACGGTGTTTGACGCTGCCGAGCGCATAGGCGTGAGTCGCGTGACGTTGTACAAACATCGCGGCCTTGATCCTGAGTTCGCTGCCGCGTGGGACAAAGCGTATGACGACGGCACTACGGTCTTAGAAGCAGAAGCCCAGCGCCGCGCGGTGCAAGGTGTGACAGAAGCCGTCTACAACAAGGGTGTTGTCGTTGGCCACGTGCAGAAGTACTCGGACCTGTTGTTGATCTTCTTGCTCAAGGCGCGTGCGCCGCAGAAGTTCCGCGACAACGTCGATGTGACTAATTCAGATGGGTCGATTGCTAACGCGTTCGCCGCGGCAGTGAGAAAGGCAGCGTCGTGAGCTACGAATTCGAACGTGGTACCACACCAGCATGGATGCGCATCCGCGAGGAGAAGGGTTTCATGTACGCCGTCTGGTTCGAGTGGAGCACCAAGCTCAACGCATTCAACACGCTTGTCTCCGATGGCGGTTATCTCTGGGTTGGCACGTTGAGGAACACGCTGCAGTGAGAGCTGATTCTAACCAGGTACGTTCATCCCACTTGGTTAATGGGAAACTAAAGTTAGCGAATACTTTGCGTCCGTGCTGCCCCTATGTTCTAACCGCAGGCCCGCGAGCGGGTGAGCCGTGCGGCATAGTTATTCAAACAGGCATCAAACCTAGCAGGTATTGTGTGCTGCATAGATCGAGGTTGTTCCCTAAGTGAATCCAGGCTCGTCCATTACGAAGCCCCGGTATGCAACTGCTGAAGACCAGCTAGGTGCGTTGATAGAGCGGTGCAAGCGAGATCCGCAATACTTCCTCGATGAAGTCCTTAATCTCCGCCGCATCAAAGGTGACAGGACAGACGAGTGGATCCGAGATGCTTGGCAGTCAGAGCTTGCAGAGTCGGTTGCCGATGTGTGGCGCAAGCAGAACGGATGGGGTACTAAGGTCAACCACGATGGAAAGAACTTCATCACTATGCGTTCCATGCATGGACCAGGCAAGACGTTCGGCATGGCGAGCATTGCGCACTACTTCAATTTCTGCTGGCCTGGTCGCATCTTCGCGACTGCGCCTAAGCTCAAACAAGTTAAAGACCTTCTCTTCAGTGAGTTCCGCAAGATCCGTTCTCGCGCGGAGAATTGGTACAAAGCGCTTGTAGATGTGCAAGCGTTGAGCGCACGTTGGTGTGAGGATACTGATTGGTGCATGCTCGCCGACTCCGCGACCAATCCTGAGAACATGGCGGGTAAGCATGCGAGCCATGTGCTTGTGCTCGTAGACGAAGCGTCCGGCGTTCCCGAAACACTATGGCCTGTGATATTCGCAGCATTGTCTACCGGGCACATAGTCATCCTGCTGATGATCTCAAACCCAACACAGACTACCGGCACGTTCGCAGATTCACACTTGAAGCCTGAGCTTGAGGTTGACTACCACCGCGTGCATGTAAGCGTAGACAAAGTCACTAACCCGCTGCGTGCTGCACAGATGAAGTCGTGGCGTGACAAGATGGAACGCCGTTATGGTCTCAACTCACCTGTCGTTAAAGTACGTTGCTATGGTGAGTTTGCAGGATCAGGTCCGAATCAGCTCATGGCTCAAGAGTGGTTGGAAGCAGCGCGCAACCGAGAAGCCGTGCCTGATGGTTCTATCCCGCGCGTGCGCATAGCAGTCGACGTGTCTGATGGTGGCGAGTGCGAAACGGTTGTGACAGGCGCCAGGCGCTACGATTCTTTCACTCACGTGGTTAAGCAGCGGCGCTTCTCTCACCCGTCATCCATTGCACCTATCAAAGCAGCAGACGAAGCCGAGCGCATGTTTATAGACTTCGGTGGAGTCAAAGGGCGCGATGAGATGGTGGTTGACTCGATTGGTGTAGGTGCTGGTACCGCAGGAACATTACTGCTGCGCGGGCATCGAGTAATAGCGTACAAGGGTGGGGCAGAGTCTACGAACCCAAAGCGTTGGCGCAATCAACGTTGTCAATCACACTTCAACGCGCGCGACGCTTTTCGCGATGGGCTTATCGTCCTAGACGACGAGATGTACAGCGAAGATCCTGATCAAATGTCATGTTGGTCAGATCTCTATGCGCAGTGTTGCTCTATCAAGACGCGTGACAGCAATGACCGCGTTGACGACCTGGTGCCGAAGACAGACATGATCGCAAGCGGTACAGCGTCACCTGACATGGCTGAGTCACTGTTCATGCTTTACGCAACGATGGCCGCATCGATCCAACCAGGCAGCGCAGTTCCTTCGCCGCGCGGCATCGGGCAGATGAGCGTTGAGAAGTCAACTATCACTGAGGGAATATTCTAATGGTTGGTACAGTTACCCCGTTGTCGAAGACCTTCCCAGAGCAGACACCGGACAAGGTGACCACGTATGAGAACTCCTCGTTGTGGGGATTCGGTACTGACGGGCGACGTTATAACCCAGATGACCTGGTAGGCAAGAAAGGACTCAAGATCTACGGTGATATGCTCAATGATGAGCAGGTCAAAGCCGTCGTAGATTTCAAATTATCTGCGATCATCGCGCGTGGGTGGTGCTTCGAGTTTGACGAGGACTCAGAGCTTGGTGAAGAAGACCGTGCCACGCGCGTCAAAGTATTCAAGCGCGTGTTGAAACAGATGCGCGGCTCATTCCAGGACTCACTCGACGCTATTGCCAGCGGGCGCGAGTATGGGTTCTCTGTTACAGAGAAGGTTTACGGAGATCTGAAACTAGGCGGCAAGATATACCGCGGTATCAACAAACTGCTTACCCGTGACCCATGCACGTTCGAATTCAAGGCCGATGACTTCGGTGAGCTTACGTCCATTAAACAGAAAGTGAATGGTGGCAAGCAGATCGATGTAGATCAAGACCGCGTGCTGCGCTACGTACATCGCCCACGCTTCGATCGCATCTTCGGACGATCAGATCTCCGTGCTGCTTATCGTTCGTGGTACGCCAAGGGTGAGCTCATCAAACTGTGGTTGTTGTTCTTAGAGAAGTTCGCAGGCGGCATCGCTGTAGCCTCTCGTACTAGTGATGAAGCTCCGTCGTATGGATCTGCTGAGTACACTTCGCTCGAGGTAGCACTTCGCAGCATGGCGTCTACAAGGAGCGTCATATTGCCAAAGGGAGTTGAACTAGAAGTTCATTTCCCAGCTACAACGGACGCATATGAAAAAGCCTGCGTATTTTTCGACCTGGCAATTGCCAAGGCGTTGCTCGTGCCCAATCTGCTCGGACTCTCCCATACGGGACAGACAGGCGCGTATAGCCAATCGCAAACCCAACTAGAAGCTTTCTTCTGGACTCTTGGCAACGATGGAGCACGGATCGAAGACTGCTTGAATGAGCAGTTGTTCCGTGATCTTGGCGATCAGAATTGGGGCGATGGGGAATACCCGGAGTTCAAATTCAAACCGTCGAGCATGGAGCATATCAAGTGGGTGATCACTACGTGGGTAGAGCTCGCTAAGGCGAATGCGGTTGTCACCACCGAGGAAGACGAGCAACGCTTGCGTGAGCTGCTTGACATGCCTCCACGTGATGAGAAGTCGACGCCTGTAGTGAACCCGGCAACGGAGCGCGAGCTTGATCTGCAGGAGAAACAGATAGACCAAGGACAGCAACAACAGGCAGCAAACGACCCGGCCTTCCGTGCTGCCATGATAGAGCTAGAAGTATTCCGCTCGCGCGTGGCTGCGCTCGAAGCGCGGAGCACTTCAACAAATATCACAGTCAATAACGATCAGGGTGCGCCGCTGCTTCCCGCCGAGCAAACCACTCAGCCCAATGCGGTTGGAGACGGCAGCGGCGCTACCCTTTACCCACATGGCAACCTAGGTGCAGTCTCGCTCGTAGCGTTCAATAGGGCAGTCGAGCGCGTGGCTTTCGCCGTCATCGAGCGACGTACAGATGACTCGAGCACGGTTGCGGTTAACGAGCTCGCTACTGCTATCGCACGCGCAACTCGCAGGGTAATGGGTGACGACGATCATCTGCGTGAGTTAGTAGATACCGACACTGCGGACATAGCCGCTATGGAATTCGCTGCGACTGATGTGGGGCGCATGAAGTCGACAGCCAAGGGTGCGCTCGATCGTGCGTGGACTATTGGATCAAACCATGCGTCTAACGAGATCGAGCGCGCCCGCGGTGTGACGCTATCTACATCTGCGCGTGCTGTGAAGTTCGCATCGCTTCGCGACAAAGCCTCGGCGTTCTTCGAAGGCAAAGCGTTCCGCATGGCCGGCGACGCGTCTGACCAGGCGAAGAAGATCATTCAACAGGAGCTTCAAAATGCAGTCAAATCAGGTAGACCACTCATCGAAGTGCGCACAAACATATGGGATCGCCTTGTCGCCAAAGGACTAAGCAAAAGGGATCTCGTTCGAGGAGTTGAGACAGATGATGCTGTCAATAAAGCCCTTGATGAATTGTGGGTCGATACCGAGCAGCAAGCCGCTGCTTATCTCGACACACTTATCAGAACGAATACCTTCGAGGCTTTGAACGAAGCACGCTACGCAGAGTTCACGGACCCTGAGCTTGGTGGTTTCGTAGTTGGGTTGCGCTACGCCGCGGTGCTCGACTCATCCACTAGTGAAATATGCACAGAGCTCGATGGCGCTGAGT